GCGCATGACCGCGAGTTTGGCCCGCGTTTCTGAGGATCCTGTAACCGGCCGTCACTATGCGTGACAGGGGTGGGGGTGGGTCATGGGCGAGCGCGGACCCATCGGACAGCCGGACAACGTCCGGGCCCTGCGGGGCAACCCCGGCGGCCGGCCTACGCCCGAGCGTGTGACCGCACCCCCCGGCGTGCCGGAGCCCCCGGACTGGCTGGACGCCGAGGCGATGGCCGAGTGGGACCGCATCGTGCCCGAGCTGAACCGGCTCGGCGTCCTGGCCCTGGTCGACCGGGCCGCCCTGACGACGTACTGCGCCGCGTGGTCCGTGTTCGTGCGGGCCGAGAAGGCTCTGCAGGAGGACGACCTGGTGGCCGAGCGCCGCGCGGGCAACGGCCCGTCGAAAAGTCCGGGCTGGCAGATCTGGCGGGAGGCGGCCACGACCGTGAGCGCGCTCGCCAAGGAGCTGTTCATCACCCCGAGCTCGCGTCTGCGGTCGGTGAAACCGGAGGCTGACGATGGCAACGAGGGGGACGGCATCCTCGACTAGGGCTCGGCGTACCAAGCTCACCGCCGAGATCGACCAGGCCATCGCGCGCTGGGTCGACGAGGGCCTGGTCGACTCCACCGAGTGGCTGGCCCAGGGGCGTCGGCCGCTGCTGGTCACCCAGCTGCCCGCAGCGCCCGGTACGTGGTTCGACCCGGAAGCAGTCGAGCGGGTCTTGAAGTTCTTCCTCCTGCTGAAGCAGCTGATCGGCCGCCACGCCGGGCGCGAGTTCCGGCTGATGGACTGGCAGGTTCGCTACCTCATCGCCCCGGTGTTCGGCCTGAAACGGCCGGACGGCTACCGAGTGATCAGGACCGTCTGGTTCGAGATCCCCCGGAAGAACGGCAAGTCGACCATCTGCTCCGGTCTCGGTCTCTACCTGGCGTTCGCCGACCGGGAGGCCGGGGCCGAGGTCTACGCCGCGGCCGGTGACCGCGACCAGGCGAACATCGTTTTCCGCGCGGCCGCGAACATGGCCAGCGGCAGCCCTCCGCTGAAGAAGAAGTTGGGCCGGCGCGGTATCCAGCGCAAGTTGCTGGAGCACCCGGTCACCCACTCCATCTTCCGGGCCCTGTCCTCCGAGGGTCTGCGCGCGCACGGGCTGAACGTTCACGCGGGCGTCATCGACGAGGTCCACGTCCACCGGAACCCTGACGTCGTGGACGCGCTGGAGACCGGCACCGGCTCCCGCTCGCAGCCGCTCATCATCTTTATCACCACAGCGGACGACGGCGCCGAGACCGGCAGCATCTACGCCACGAAGCGCGAGGAGATCGAGGCCCTGGCGGGCGGGCACGCCGAGGACGACACCGTGTTCGGTGTGGTGTTCGGTGCCGACCACGAGGCCGAGGACTTCGACGCGTTCTCCGAGGACGCACTGCGGACCGCGAACCCCGGTTACAACATCACCGTGCTCGCCGATTATCTGGCGGGCAAGGCCGCGCAGGCGAAGCGCTCCCCGCAGCAGCTGAACCGGTACCTGCGCCTGCACCTGAACGTCCGCACGAAGCAGACCACCCGGTGGCTGAGCATGGACGACTGGGACCGCTCCGCCCGGGAGCCGATCTCGAACCTGCCGATCTCTGTCGACCTGGCGGACCTGGAGGGCCGGGACTGCTACGGCGGACTGGACCTGTCCAGCACAACGGACCTGACGTCGTTCAGCTTGTGGTTCCCGCCTGAGACCGACGACCCCGACGAGCCGCACATCTGGGTGCCGTTCTTCTGGCTGCCGGAGGACAACATCAAGGCCCTGGAGCGCACCACGAAGGTGCCGCTCAAGCGGTGGTCGGAGACCGCGGCTCACGAGGGGCCGGCGCTCCGGCTGACCGAAGGGAACGTTGTCGACTACCGCGCAGTGCGCGCCCTGGTCACCGACAAGCTGAAGTCCCGGTTCAACATCCTGGCCGTGGGCTACGACCGGTGGAACGCGACCGAGACAGTCAGCGAACTGATGGACGCAGGCGTGGAAATGGAGCAGGTCTCGCAGGGATACGCGGGCCTGAACCAGCCGTGCCAGCAGCTGCAGCGCCTCGTGCTGTCTCAGCGCATCTCGCACGGCGGCCACCCGATCCTGCGGTGGAACGTCGACTGTGTCGGCATCAAGACCAACTCGGACGGCTACGTGAAGCCGGTCAAGCCTGACCGCCAGGTCAGCAGCAAGCGCATCGACGGCGTGGCCTCCGGTCTCAACGCCCTGGCCATGCACCTGCTGCGGGCCGAGCCGGACGAGGAGCCCGAGCCGAACGTCCGCTACATCGGCTGACCATCCCAGGGGGGTGCCATGAACGACCGTGCCCAATGGGTGTGTGAGCTGGCCGGACTGATCGCAGCGGTAGCCGGAGTGGTGGTGGTCGCCATCGCGCTCTGGAGCGTGCTGGGCGCCGGCCTTTCCTTGCTCGCGGTATCGCTGCCGCTGCTCGTCCTCGGCAACCTGCGCAAGGGGGACAGCTGATGCCCCTCATCCGCAACCTCCTGACCGGCCGGACCAAGCGCAGCCGATCGAGCATGCCGCGCCTGGACGGCCGCTCGACGTCAGCCGGCGTCAGCGTCTCCCCAGACCGGGCCCTGCAGGTCGCCGCCGTGTTCTCCTCGGTGCGGCTGTTGGCCGAGACCGGCAGCATGCTGCCGACCGGCGTGTTCCAGCGGTCGGGCAACACCCGCCTGCCCTCGATGCAACACCCGCTGGCACCGCTGCTGACCTACCAGGCCAACCCGCACCTGCCCTCCGGGGAGCTGTGGGCGCAGGTCCTGGGATGGATGCTGACCCGGGGCAACGCCGGGGTGTACATCGAGCGGAACAACGCCGGACGTGAGGTCGGGCTGTGGCCGGTGTCGTGGCCGAGCGTGGAGACCCGCCGGGTGAAGGACACCGGGGAGCTGTTCTACAAAATCACGCTGGAGGATGATGAGTGGGCGCCGATCCGTGAAGAAGGCGGCCTGGTCCGGGCCGAGAACTTCCTGCACTTCAAGTCGTTCGGGGTCGGTGGTACCGAGGGCCTGTCCCCGATCGGCATGGCCCGTCAGTCCATCGGCACCGGGTGGGCGGCCACCTCCTACATCGGAGGTTTCTTTGCCCGCGACGCCTCTCCCGGCAGCACGATCTCGGTTCCGGGCAAGCTGTCCGACGAGCAGTTCGAGCGGCTGCTGCGCCAGTGGAACGACAACCACGAAGGTTTCGAGAACTCGAACCGCATCGGGGTGATGGAGGGCGGCGCGAAGTGGGAGAAGACCACCCTCTCCCCGGCGGACGCCCAGTTCCTTGAGGTCTACAAGATGACCCGGGCGGAGATCGCGGGCATCTACGGTGTGCCCCCGCACATGATCGGTGATGTGGAGCGGTCCACGTCGTGGGGATCAGGCATCGAGCAGCAGTCCCTCGGCTACGTCATCTACTCGCTGATGCCGTGGCTGACCCGCATGGAACGCACCACGCAGCGCCTGCTCGGTGACCCCTCCCTCTACCTCAAGTTCAACCCGGACGCGCTGCTGCGCGGGGACACGACACAGCGGTACGCCGCCTACGCCCAGGCCCGCCAGTGGGGATGGATGTCCGTCAACGACATCCGTACCAAGGAGGACGAGCCGCCGATCGAGGGCGGGGACGAGTACGTGGTCCCGCTCAACATGTCGCCAGCAGGGCAGGCCGCACCGCCCGAGCAGCGGGCGCTACCGGCCCGCCAGGTGCGCGCGGGCGAGACGGCAGAGACGCCCTCGGCGGAGGAACTCCCGTCCTGGATCACGCGGCACTTCGAGGCCATCAGCGCGTTCTTCGCGGACCAAGGGGATCGAGTCCTGGCCGCGCTGGGCGTGACGCCTGATGCGACGGCCGATGACCTCATCGACCTGGTGGTGGACAACGAGGCGCTGACGGAGATCCTCTTTCAGCTGGCGCTCGGCCTCACGCAGGAAGTTGGGGCTGCGACGGCGGCCGCGCTCGGCGGCACGTTCACCGTGAGTGAGACATCGGCGGCGCTCGCCGCGTCGGCTGCGTCGACCGCGGCGAACATCAACGGGACCACGGTCGAGAAGCTGGCGAGCACGATCAACCTGGCGCAGGCGCCGGCCGACATCCGTAAGGACGCGCGGGCCATGTTCGATGGGATGACCGAGTCTCGGGCGCGCGTGCTCGCACAGGCCCGGGTTTCCCAGACCAGCAACTTCGCCGCGCACGAGGGTGCGAAGCAGGGCGGCGCACGGACGAAGACGTGGCGGGTCTGGGATGCGAACCCGCGCAAGACCCATCAGCGGGCTGACGGCCAGACCGTGGGGATTCGCGAGGACTTCACCGTCGGCAAGCGCCAGGGGCGCTGGCCGCATGATCACCGGCTCGGTGTCGACGAGATTGCCGGGTGTACTTGCCGACTGCAGTTCAACCGGGAGGAATCCTGATGCGGACACGTGAGGTGCGGGCCTTCCCGCTCCAGAACCTGAGGATCACCCGAGCCGACGAGAAGCTGGGCCGCCTGGAGTTCCACGGCCGCAGCATCGTCTACGACTCGCTGTCCGAGGACATGGGGGGCTGGCGTGAGCGCATCATGCCGGGCGCTGCGACACGCACGCTGGGAATGGCCCCGGACGTGCGCTTCCTGATCAACCATGATCCGAACCTGCTGCTGGGCCGTACTGCGTCCGGTACCGCCGACCTGTCCGAAGAACCGGACGAGGGCGTGGACGTGGACGCGCGGATGGCGGACGTGTCTTACGCCCGCGACCTGGCGGTGTCCCTGGAACGTGGCGACATCAACCAGATGTCGTTCGGGTTCTGGGTCACCGCCGACGGCTGGGCCGGGAACACGCACGAAGTTTTCGGCATCGACCTCGACGGCGGCGACGTCTCCGTTGTCACCTACCCGGCGTTCGCCGCGACGTCGGCCGAGCTCCGGTCCGCGGCCGCGCGGCACACCGGGCAGGAGTCCGCACCGGAGCCGGAGGCCGTGACACGGGCGCTGGCCGAGGTCCGTGCGGGCAAGGTCCTCTCGGCCTCGAACCGACAGCTGGTCGCCGACGCACACGACGCGCTTGGCGCGCTGCTGGAGGCCGCCGATCGATCGGCCCCGGGCCCGCAGGCGTACCCGCACGAGCGGGCCCGCCACCGGCTGCGCGAGCTGGAGATGCTCGCCAGCCTCTGACTTCCCGGCCGACCGGCCCGGGACGCACCATCCCACCCATCATGAGGAGAACCCCATGCCCACCAGCGTGGAGCTGCGTCAGCAGCGGGCCGGCGTCGTCGAGTCGATGCGGTCCATCACCGAGGCGGCCGAGACCGCGAACCGCGGCCTGGAGGCCGAAGAGCGCCAGTCCTATGACCGGCACGAGCAGGATTTCCGCAGCCTGACCGAACGCATCGAGCGCCTGGAGGCCGAAGAACTGCGCGCCGCGCAGATGGCGGAGCCGATCCAGCGCAGTCGGCACCGGCCCGATGACGGCGGCCGCGGCAGCGACGAGACCCGCGCTCAGGAACGGCGCGGCGCGTTCTTCGAGGCGCTGCGCCGTGGCTCCCGCCAGGCCCCCGAGCGTCGTGCCCTGGTGGAGAACGCGGCGGGAGAGCTGCTCGTGCCGGAGGACCTGGAGACGGAGATCAACCGGTCCCTGCCGGAGCTGACGATCGTGCGGTCCCTGGCGTCGCAGCGGACGGTGACCTCCAACCGGGTCCGCCGTAGGTCGCTGGACGAGGTGGCCGTGGGCTGGGGCAAGCTGGAGACGAACGAGCAGGAGCTGGTCGACTCGATGCCGGGCACCCCGGCCGAGGAGTACACCTACATCGAGGACCTCTACGGTCTGGCGAAGGTGGGCGAGGACGAGCTGGACGACGCCGACGTCAACCTGGACGCCTTCATCCGCGACAGCTTCGCGCGGGCTGTAGGAGAGGCGGAGGACACCGGTTTCGCTGTCGGCGCCGGGCATGTCGCCCACCAGCCGGTCGGGTTCATGACCAGCCTCGGTGGGGTCCCCACTGTCACCGCCGGATCCGCGACGGCCCTGTCTGCGGACGACTTCAAGAAGCTGATTTACGCCACCCCGGCGCAGTACCGGCGCAACGGCCGGTTCGTGATCTCCTCCGGGGCGGAGCTGACGCTGTCCCTGCTGAAGGACGGCAACGGCAACTACCTGTGGCAGCCCAGCGCCCAGGCCGGCCGCCCCAACACGTTCCTCGGGTACGCGGTGGAGAACCAGGAGGACCTCGCGGCGGCCGCCGCCGGCGCGAGCGTCGCCGCGTTCGGCGACTTCAACGCGGGCTACCGGATCTACGACCGGCAGGGCATGACCGTCAAGGTCCTGGACCAGCTCTACGCGGAGGACGGGCTGATCGGCTGGAAGATCCGCAAGCGCGTGGGCGGAGACGTCATCCGCCCACAGGCCCTGCGCATCCTGAAGATGGCGGCCGCCTGATGACCCGTATCCGCATCACCTCCGCCACGTCCGTGTCCGACGGCGCCGGGAACCGCTACGGGGCAGGTCAGGTCGTGTCCGTCCCTGACGATTTGGCCACGGCCTGGCTCGCGGCCGGGCACGCCGAGCCATACGAGGCGGCCGTTCCCCAGCGGCAGGTGGGCACATCCCGTCGTCAGGCCGCAGACGGCCGCCGACGGGCCACCCGACAGGCCCCGCGTACCGCCGCCACGAAGACGGCCGGAGTCACCAGCCCGAAGGACGCAGCGGTCGACGACTCCGGCACGACCAACGACAGCGGCGCCCCGTCGTCCGATAGCTGAGGGAGGAGGAGCCGTGGCAGAACCCTGGGTCACACCGGAGGAGCTCCGGCTCCACCTGCGCCTGGCCGTCATCGATGAGGAGCAGGCCGCCGAGAAGATCGCGGCAGCCGAAACCGTCATCCGCGCCGAGCTCCAGCAGAGCATCGACGCAGTGACGGGTGATGCCGTCGACCTGGTCGGCAACGGGCGCAAGGTCATCAACCTGCCCGAACGGCCGGTCACGGCCGTCGATGCAGTCACGATCGACGGCCACGCCCCACTCATCAGTACCGAGTACCGGTGGAACCGGTACGGCATCCTGACCCGCCTCGGCGGCTGCTGGCCGCTGGACGCAGTGATCACCGTGCTCTGCGACCACGGGTACGCCACCACGCCCGCACCGGTGAAGCAGGTCTGTCTTCAGGTCGCCGGCCGGGCGTGGGTGCGGCCCAGTACCGGGCTGGCGGCTGAGGCCCTCGGGGACCGGTCGGTGACCTACGACAAGGAGCGCACGGGTGAGGCGCTCAGCGACTACGAGCTGCGGCTCCTCGCCCCCTACGGGCGCGGGCCCGAGAGCAGGTGACCCGTGGACATCACCCACCTGCTCAACCGCGTTCTTGAGGTGTGGCGGACAACGACCGTGCCGGACGGTGCGGGCGGCGAGGAGACCACCCTCGCCCGCCTGGCCGACGTCCCGGCGAAGGTCGACCAGCCGTCAGCCGCGGACCGGTTGCTGGCCCAACAGGCCGGGGCCGCGCACACCCACGACATCTACCTCCTGCCGGACGCCGACGTGCAGCGCGGCGACGAACTGCGCGGCAACGGCCAGGTGTTCCACGTCGGCTACGTCGTGGAACCGTCGGCGCCCGTCTACCGCAAGGCGGAGGCCGAGCTCACCCAGAGAGGGGCCTGACATGGCGGACGAGACACCGGCACGCGCACCGCTGCCGCCCGATTCGCTGGAGTGCCGGCAGAAAGCCGCAGCGCTCCTGACGGCAGACATCGCCTCGCCAGCCGAGGCGACCGCATGGGTGCTGCTGGCCATCGCCGGGGACCTGGCGGCCATCCGCCGAGACCTGGGAAAGCGGCGCTGATGGCCCGCCGCAGGGGTGCCACCGTGCGCATCACTGGCCTCGACCAGCTGCGCGAACGCCTGGCCGAGCTGGAGCCGCAGCTGGTCGAGGCATCGAAGCGGGCGGTCGAGGCGTCAGCTGAGGCGGTCCGGGACGACACGCGCCAGAACGTGCGGGTGAAGACCGGCAACCTGCGGGACAAGGTCGCCATCCACTACTCCAGCGACCACCTGAAAGCCTCGGTGGGGTGGAAGGACCGGGCCGACTGGTACGCGGTGGCGCAGGAGCTCGGCACGAAGAGCATCCCCGCCCAGCCTGCTCTGGGCCCTGCGGCGGAGGCCGAGCGCGCACGGTTCGAAGCGAGGCTGCGAGCCGAGATCGAAAGGATCCTGCGATGAGCGCACAGTCCCCGCTCCTGCCGATCCAGACGGCCATGTACGAGGCGCTGACCAACGACACGGTGCTGATGGCCCTGGTGACCGGCGTCCACGACTTCGTACCCGAGAAGGCCGTCTACCCGTACATCGTGATTGGTGAGGCGACCGAGATCCCCCGCAACAGCCAGGACCGCTACGGGTGGGAGACGGTGCCCACGCTCCACATCTGGGACAAATACCGCGGCTACACACGGGTCCTGCGGATCGGCAGCCGCATCGGTGAGGTCCTGGACCACCAGCGGCTCATCATCCCCGGATACAACCTGGTCGCCATCCGGTTCGAGTTCTCCCAGACCCTCACCGACCCGGAGCCGCCGGGTGACATCCGGCACTTGGTGCTCAGGCACCGGATCGTCACCGAGAAACCCATCTGACCCTCCGCCCCGCGCCGCCGGCCCGGGGCTCTACTCCTTGCCCTGGAGGCAGCCATGCCCGGCATCGACGGTTTCGGAACTCTGCTCAAGCGCGGTGACGGCGCGGAACCCGAGGTGTTCACCGCCATCGCCAACGCCACCAACATCAGCGGTCCGGGCCTCTCCCGGGAAACGATCGACGTCAGCGCCCACGACAGCCCGGACAAGCACCGCGAGTTCGTCGGCAGCCTCGTCGACCCCGGGGAGGTGACGATCGACGTCAACTACGACCCGGCCGTCCACGACGCTCTGGTTGCCGACCTCATCGAGGAGGACCCGGGCAACTACCAGCTTGTGTTCCCCTCCACTCCGCCCGTCACGTGGGCGTTCGCTGCGGTCATGACCGGGTTCGAGCCGTCCGCCCCCTTCGACGACAAGCTGTCCGCGTCCATCACCTACAAGGTGTCCGGCAAGCCCACCATCGCCTGAACGGAAGTCTCACCATGGCACTGCTCACCCCCGACGAGATCGGCGCGGCCGACGACCGGCGCTGGGAGGACGTGGACGTTCCCGAGTGGGGCGGCACCGTCCGCATCGCGTCCATGTCCGGCACCGACCGCAACGCCTACCAGAAGCAGATGGTCGTCCTCGGCAGCGACGGCAAGCCGCAGGGCGTCGATCTCAGCAACCAGTACGCGCGGCTGCTGTCCAAGTGCCTCGTTGGCGAGGATTTCCGCCGCCTCTACATCACCGACAAGCAGGTGACGGCCCTTGGCACGAAGAACGGCGCCGTCCTGGAGCGCCTGGCAGGCGTCGCCAAGCGGATTTCTGGGCTCGGCGAAGGGGCGGTAGAAGACGCCGCGGGAAAATCCGAGGAGACGCCGAGCGGCAGTTCTACCACCGGCTAGCCGCACACCTCGGGGCCCGGTCCGTGCGGCACATGCTCGCCGACATGGACTCCGACGAGCTCACCGACTGGATCGCCTACGAGCAGATCACCGGCCCCCTCGGACCCACCCGGTACGACGTCCTGCACGGCATCCACACCGCGGTCACCGCGAACACGACCGCTGCGAAGGGCCGCAAGGCACGCCCCCGGGACTTCATCCCCGAGTGGGACCACAGCAGGGAAGCGACCTGGCAGCAGATGCTCGCCACCGTGCGCACCGTGAACGCCCAGATGGGCGGCATCGATCACACGAACGGGGGTGGCACGGATGACGACGCTCTCTGAGCTGCTGGTGGACATCGGGGTCGACACCAACGACCTGACGGACGGGACGGCCGGGGCCGCCGACGATGTCGAGCGGTCCCTCGCCGGGATCGGCGACGCCGCCGACCAGGTCGCCCGGGACGTCTCCGACGCCGCCGGCCAGGCGTCCACCGCGCTGGAGGGCGTCGGCGCGTCGGCCAACGAGGCGGCGCAGGGGGCGGAGCAGGCCGCGGCTGACGTCGAGGGGTCCTTCCGGGGCATCGCGGCGGCCGGGGCCGGCGCGGCCGTCGGTGCCCTGTTCGTGTCCGGGCTGACCGCAGCGATGGACGCGACCGCGGCAACCAACAAGCTGGCCAACCAGCTGGGCCTCACCGAGGCGGAGTCCGAGCGTGCTGGCGCCGTGGCCGGCCAGGTGTTCAACGCCGGTTTCTCCGACTCGATCGGCGGGGTGAATGAGGCCCTGGCGGGAGTCACCGCGAACATCGGCGGCATGGGCAAGGCGACAGACGCCGAGCTCGCGCAGATGACCAAGAGCGCGCTCGCCCTGGCGGAGACGTTCAACTTCGACGTGAACGAGTCCACGCAGGCCATGGGCACTCTGCTGAAGACCGGCCTGGCGAAGGACGGCGTCGAGGCGCTGGACCTGCTCACGGCGACCGCCCGGAAACTGCCGCCCGCGATGCAGGAGGAACTGCCCACCCTCACCAGGGAGTACGGGGAGTTCTTCGACCAGCTCGGTTTCACCGGCCCGGAGATGATGGGCCTGCTCACCCAGGCCGCGAAGAACCCCACCTTCGAGCTGGACAAGATGGGCGACGCGCTCAAGGAATTCACGCTCCTGATGGCGGACACCGACGCGGTGAAGGAGCCGCTGGAAGAGCTGGGTCTGAACGTCAAGGAGATCCAGACCCTGATGAACACCGGGCAGGGCACCGAGGCATTCGACCAGGTGACCGCTGCCCTGCGAGGCGTCGAGGACCAGACGGAGCGCACCAAGCTCCAAGCGGCGCTCTTCGGCGGTCCCGGTGAGGACATGGGCAACAGCCTGCTCAACCTGAAGGCGACCGGCGCCGACGCGGCGGCCGGCCTCGACCAGGCGGCCGGCGCCGCGACGAGCCTCACCGACTCCGTCGAGGAGTCCAAGACGCTGGAGGCGACGTGGCGGCAGATCAGCACCACCCTGGGTGAACTCCTGACCCCTGCGTTGCGCACGGTCAACGAGTTCATGCAGGAACACCCCGGCCTAATGAAAATTCTGGTCCCGCTCGTCCTCGGCCTGGCGATCGCCCTCGGCATCTTCGCCATCGCCACCTGGGCGGTGAACGCTGCGCTGCTCGCCTCCCCGGTGACGTGGATCATCCTGGGGATCATCGCCCTGATCGCCGTGATCGTGCTGATCATCGTCAAGTGGGACGAGATCGCCGCCGCCACGTCGGACGCCTGGGACTGGATCACCACCAAGCTCGGTGAGGCCTGGGCGTGGATCACCGGCCTGTTCACCGATGCCCTGGACTGGCTGACGGGCGCCTGGAACGACGCCTGGGGCTGGATCGAGCGCAAGACCGACGAAGGCGTGGACGCCGTCATGGGGTTCTTCGCCGGGCTCGGCAAGATCCCCGGTCAGATCGGTGTGTGGGTGGCCGACATCGTCGGATGGATCGCAGGCCTGCCCGGCCGCATCGGGCGGGCAGCGGCAGGCATGTGGGACTCGCTCAAGATCGGCTTCATCAACGTGATCAACTTCCTGATCTGGAAGTGGAACAACTTCAGCCTGACCCTCGGCGGCGGCAGCGTGCTCGGCGTGGACATCCCCTCGGTGACCCTGGCCACCCCCGACATTCCGTACCTCGCCGAGGGCGGCATCACGACCGGGCCCACGGTCGCCATGATCGGTGAAGGACCGGAGGACGAGGCGGTCCTGCCGCTGTCCAAGCTGGACGGCATGCTGCGCTCCGTCGCCGGGCCCGTTTCCCGGGTTGAGCAGGCGCCCTTGCAGGTCGTCATCACCTCGCGGATGAGCGACGGCGCGTTCGCTGAGGCGTTCCAGCACGAGGTCCGCACGAAGGCCGGCGGCTCCGTGCGCCGCTACGCAGGAGAGGACGAGGACTGACATGCCGAGCCTGCCCCCGCCCCGCACCACCGAGCTGTACTACGACGGCGCCTGGCACGACATCAGCGGCCACATGCGGGAATCGGCCCCGGTCACCATCACCCGCGGGGTGTCGGCCGAGGGCAACCAGCCCGACCCCATGGCCGCCTCCGCGCTCCTGGACAACCGGTCGGGGGACTACTCCCCGCGCAACCCGCACAGCCGCCTGCACGGGAGGGTCGGCCGCAACACCCCGTGGCGGTTCTCCGTGGAGGCGGGCGGGCCGTGGGCGGAGCTCTCCGCCACGCACGACGCCCTCGTCACCCCTGGCACCGCCATGACGGTCAGCGGTGACCTCGACGTGCGGGTGGACATCACACAGACCCGGACCGGTGTCGTGCAGCACGTGGTCGGCAGGTGGGCCACCACCGGGAACCAGCGCTCGTGGGCCGTGTCCATCACGTCCGACGCGCACCTGCAGCTGCGGTGGTCCATCACCGGTGAGGCGGCCTCTCTCTACACCCTCACGTCCACCGCGCCGATGCCGCTGAGCCGGGGACAGCGGGCCGTCCTGCGGGTCACTCTGGACGTCAACAACGGGGCGGGCGGGCATACAGCCGCGTTCTACTACGGGCAGAGCATGACCGGCCCCTGGCGGCCGGTCGGCGCCCCTGTCGTCACCCTGGGCAGCGCGTTCATCTGGCCGGGCACCGCACAGCTGGAGTTCGGCAGTGTGCCCGGCATCACCTGGCAGGGGCTCGGCGGCCGCGCGCACGCCCTGCAGCTGCGCAACGGCATCGACGGGCCTGTCCTGGTCGACCTGGACGTGGCCGCGCAGGGCACAGCAGGCGCGAGCACCATCACCGGGGCCGGAGGGCGCATCTGGACCCTGCGCGACGAGGCGTACCTGTCCAACCGGCACGTCCGGATGCTCGGTGAGGTGCCGGCCTGGCCGCCGTCGCGGGACCTGTCCGGCGCGGACCGCGCCGTGGCCATCGCCCCGGCCGGGATCATGCGCCGTCTGGGGGCCGGGAACAAGCCGCTCGCCTCCGCGCTGCAGCGGTTCATCCTCGGCAGCGGGACCGCTGTCGACTGCTGGCCCCTGACCGACGGCCCGCAGTCTCAATGGGCCAACAGCCTCATGGGCGGGCCCCGACTCCAGCCGATCGGGAACAGCGCCACCCCCATCAAATGGGCAAAGGGCACCCTGGGCGACTGGGTCGAACCCGTGGCCGCGATCACGAGGGAGTCCAACGGCGCATTCAGGGCCACCCTCGCCCGCGCCACGGCGGCCGCCACGGGATGGGCGATCGACGTTCTGCGGGCCGGTGACGGAGTCGATACCGGCATGACGGTCATCGACTACGGGGCCGGGTCCGTCTCGGATCCGCAGGTGCAGTGGACCCTCGTCAGCCAGAACCTCCCCAGCGCGGACACGATCATGCTGTTCGCGGACGTCACCGCGGGCACCACGGTCACCCCGTACACCCTGGCGACGCTCCCCGCCACGGGGCTGCAGGACGGCCAGCCGCACCACCTCCGTCTCGCCGCGGCGGCCAGCGGCACATCGACCAACTGGTCGCTGTACCTCGACGGCCAGTACCTCGCCGGCGGAACCGCACCATTCCGCGTGCACGCCCCGGCATCCATCGCCTACGAGTGGAACGAGAACTTCTCCACGGCGGAGACCACCGACCTGTCGATCGGATACCTGACGTACTGGGGGGCAGGGGCCCCGTTCGCCAGTGATGTGCACGAGGCCTATCGCGGGTTCATCGGTGAACCCGCTGGCGCACGGGTGCTGCGCGTCGCCGCCGAGCAGAACGTACCGGCCTCGATGTACGGGCTGTTGGAGGACAGCACGCTCCTTGGTGTCCAGCGCCCGGAGAAGTTCCTGGACACTCTGAACGCGGTGGCCCGCACCGACCTCGGCTACGTCCTGGAGGCGCGCGACGCCCTGGAGCTCGTCTACCGGGGGCGGGACACGCTCTACAACCAGGCGCCGATGGTGACCCTGGACTGGTCGGGCGGGGTGGTGGCCGCCCCGTTCCGGCCGACCGACGATGACAAGCTGACCCGCAACGACGTCACTGTGCGCAGGGACGGGGGTGTGGAGTCGACGGCGGTCCTCGAGGAAGGGCCGATGTCCGTACAGGACCCGCCGGACGGGGTCGGCCGCTACGACGTCGCGCACACCCTGTCGCTCGCCTCGGACGCCCAGACGCCCGGGCACGCCTACTGGCGCCTGCACCTGGGCACTCATGACGGGCTGCGCTACACCAAGGTCACCGTCGACCTGGGCAACCCGCGCGGCTACGCCCTCCTGGACCAGCTGTACCGGGCGGACGTCGGCGACCTCCTGCGGATCACGAACCTGCCTGCGGACTACGGCGGCGGGTCGACCGATCTCCTGATCCGCGGCTACAGCGAGGACGTGGGCGCCGACCGGTGGCAGATCACGTTCACCTGCGACCCGGGCGCGCCGTGGACGGTGGGCGTGGTGGGTGATGCGGACCTGGGCCGGGTCGACACCAGCGGCAGTGAACTGGCGCTCGCCGTAGCGGCCACGGACACCGTGCTGCCGGTCCTCGCGACCGCGGGCAGGCCCTGGATCACCACTGCTCTGTTCCCGGCCGAGTTCCCCTTCGACGTCCAGGTCGGCGGCGAGCACGCCACGGTCACCGCGATCACGCCCGGCGTGTGCGCCTACGACACGTTCACCCGCACCGCGTCATCCACCTGGGGCGCCACGGACTCTGGGCACACCTGGATCCAGAGCGGCGGCACCGGAGCGGAACGCGCCGTCACCGGGTCGGCCGGCACCATCACCCTGGCCTCACCGGTCGCCACACCCCGGTTCCAGCGCCTGGGCCTGTCCCTGGCGGACTGCGAGATCACCGCCGTGGTCTCCGTGTCGCAGGTAGCGACCGGCGGCGCCCTGACACCGTCGATCCTGCTGCGGCGACAGTCCGACAGCGCCTACTACGCCGTGCGCGCCTACTTCTCCAGTGACGGACTGCTGTACCTGGCGCTGTACACCACCGGGCAGGGAACGGTCGGCGGCCTCATCTCCTCAGGCCTGTCCTACTCGGCGGGCCAGCAGTTCAGGATCCGGGCCCGGATCACCGGACAGCGGGTGCAGGCCCGCGCCTGGCGGGCCTCTGCGGCCGAGCCGTCCACCTGGCTGCTGGACCAGACCCCAAGCACCGGCACCGGCACCATCACCGCCGGAGACGTCGGCGTGCTCGCCGTCGCCGCGGCCGGAACCACCAACGTCAACGCGGTGCTGAGCATCCACGACTGGGCCTGCCCGCAGGCCATGACCGTCACCCGCGCCGTCAACGGGATCTCCAAAGCCCACCCGGCCGGCACCGACGTGCGCCTGGTCCAGCCCACGATCGTCGCCCTGTAGGAAGGAGCGCATCATGCCTGTGCCCGCGACTGTGTGGCAGCCCGGTATGCGCATCACCGATGCCCGCCTGAACGCGAAGGACTACCAGGCCGGAACGGTCAACATCAGCTTCACCAGCCAGACCAGCTACACCCAGGCCGTCACGTTTCCTGACGGGCCGTTCCCCGTGATCCCGAACATGAGCGTGGAGATCGTCTCGGGTGCTGGTGCGGCAGGCCGGTTCGAAGTCCGGCCGATCAACCCCACGGTCAGCGGCTTCACGCTCTTCGTGCTCCTCACCGACACGGCAGAGGGCGCCGACACCTGGACCAATGTGCCCGTCAACTGGATCGCCCACATGCCCACATGACCACCCGAAAGGTGTTCCGATGATCGTTGTCACACGGTACGAATCGATGCAGTACGACGGCACCAACGGCGAGGCGGTCGCCGAATGGCTCCCGAACACCGTCTTCGAGAGCGTCGCCGAGGACGGGACCCTCTCCGTCCAGGTCGAGAACTACGGGATGACGTACCCCCTCTACATCCCCGCGCAGTGGTGGACCCTGCGAGCCGCCGGCCAGTACCAGGGCATCGTCAGCCCTGAGGACTACACGCAGAACTACTACGAACTCCCCGGCACCTGACCAACCGCACACCGCCCAGCCCCGCGCCGAACGGCCGGGGCTTTTCTCATGCCCTGGAGGGCTCCATGGCTCCACCGCTGTCCGCTGCCCGCCTGCTCAAGGCCCTGAAGGATGAGGGCCTGACTGTCGTCGAGGTTGGCGACTGGCGTACCCACAACCGCAACTCCAAGGGTGCCTGGGGGCCGGTGCACGGGGTGATGATCCACCACACCGTGACGAAGGGCACTGCCCGCACCGTCAACATCTGCCGTGACGGGTACTCGGGCCTGCCCGGGCCGCTGTGCCACGGCGTTATCGCGAAGGACGGCACCGTCTACCTCGTCGGCCACGGGCGTGCCAACCATGCGGGCCTGGGCGACGACGACGTGCTGCGGGCCGTCATCGACGAACGGGCGCTGCCTGCCGACAACGAGACCAGCACCGACGGGAACCGGCACTTCTATGGGTTCGAGTGCGAGAACCTCGGCGACGGGAAGGACCCGTGGCCCGCCGTCCAGCTGGAGGCGATCGAGAAGGCTGCGGCCGCGGTCTGCCGGGCGCACGCCTGGGACGAGCGCTCGGTGATTGGCCACAAGGAGTGGCAGCCCGGAAAGGTCGACCCGCGCGGGTTCGAGATGGACGACATGCGCGGTCGGGTCCGCGGCCGGCTCGGCACCAAGGCGCCGGCCACACCGCCGAAGCCCACGCCACCGCCGAAGCGGCCTGTCGTCGACCTCTCGCAGCTGATCGCCGCCGCGCGGTCCAATCCGGCCGCCACGGGCACTCCGGTGACGTACTCGGGCGTGCGCACGGTGGAGGCCGCCCTGGTGGACGCGGGGCTGCTCAGCAAGGCGTACTCCGACGGGCACTACGGCACGACCACGGTGGTCGCCTACGCCAGGTGGCAGCGGAGCGCGGCGGGTGGCCGCTACCGCGGCACGGACGCCGACGGCATCCCAGGCAAGGCCTCCCTCACCGCCCTCGGCAAGCGCTACGGCTTCACCGTCACCAACTAGGAGATCACCATGCAGAAGTTGTTCCTCGACCTTGGCGAGCGCGCGCTCTGGACCGGCGCGCAGGTCGCCCTCGGCGTGGCCGTGACCGAGCTCGCCGACATCCCACTCTGGTGGGCGGCCCCGGTCGCCCTGGCCCTGTCCTCCGCCAAGGGGTGGGTGGCTGGCCGCCTGATCGGCCGGTCCGGCACCGCCTCGACCCTGCCCGCATCCAAGGACCCGGCTACCCCTGGCCCGGGGATCTGACCTGCCCGTCTAGCGTCCTGGAGGACCGTATGGATGCTGCCATGCTCACCGCGCTGGGTGCACTGCTGGCCTCGCCGGTGGCAGCGGCAGCAGCCATCTACGGATCCCGGGGCCAGACCAGGGCGTCCCGGGAGGGCGGAGTCATCACCGGATACGACAGTCTCGCCGCGAAGCTGGTGGCGGAGCGCGACAAGGCGGAGAAGGACCAGGAGGTGGCTGAGCAGCGCGCTGCCGCCCTGGAGCTCGAAGTGGCCCGGCTTCGGCTGCTGGTGACCCAGCTTGGGGGGACGCCATGACCCGGACTCAGCGCGTGCTCTACCGGCGTCGATACCTGCTCTGGATCGTGGCCGCGTTCCTCGCCCTGGGCGGTGGCCTGGCGGTCGCGTTCCTTCAGATCGACCGGGCCGAGCAGCGCGCGGTAGAGCTGGCCGCCGAGGCGGACCGCCGCGGTGACGCGGTCGGCACCCTGGCCGGGGACGTACGGACGCTGCGTGCGCAGATCAAGGCGGACGGCGGCACGCCAGCCGCGCCGGATCCGTCAGCTGCGGTCGACGACCTGCCCGACCGGGTCGAGGTGCCGGTGCCGATTTCCGGGCCGTCGGGGCCGCGCGGCCAGAAGGGTGAGGCCGGCGCTCCTGGGAAGGACGGTGAGGCCGGCCAGGACGGAGAGGACGGTGCCCCAGGCCCGGCGGTCACCGGCGCGCCTGGCCGTGATGGCACCAACGGAGTCGACGGTGCAGACGGTGCCCAGGGCTCCCAGGGCGAGCGCGGGGAGAAGGGCGAGAAAGGGGACCCTGGCGAGACAGGCCCGCGCGGGCCTGCTGGCCCGGCCTGCCCTGCCGGGTACAGCCTCCAGCCGCCGCCGGGTGACCCGGACGGGCTGATGTGCCGCCGTGACGGGGCGCCCGTCCCTGAGCCGTCTCTGGAGCCTGGCCCGCTCGCCCTGGACCCAACCCGCAGGCAGTACCCCTGAACCACACCGCCCCCTGTTCTGGCCTCATGGCCGAGCAGGGGGCGGTTTCGTCGCGTCCAGGGTCAGGCGTCCGGCTCGGGCAGGCGAGTGACGAAGGTCCCGATCCCCGGCTCCATGTACGCCAGCCCCGCAGCCCGCAGTTCCTGGAGAACCCGGCGCGCGGTCACTGGGCTGACACCGGTCTCAGCCTGGAGATCCAGCGCGGACGGCAGGCGCGTCCCCGGCGGGTACGTTCCGTTGTCGATGCGTTCCTCCAGCAGGGCGTACACCTGCCGCCACCTGGGAATTTCCGGCTGCCAGTCCATGCCCGCGACGCTAAGACCACTGAGCCTGCTGGGCGAGACAGGCCGTATCAGTTGGCCTATCGCACCTATCTCACCTATCGTGCCGGGTCTATGGTGGATGCCACGGAATGACCCCCGCGACCGTGTCACCGGCCCGGGGGTGCGGACGACACCTTGGGAGCGTCGCCATGGCGAAGACTACCGCCGCCGATCGCGTGTTCACAGAGCCCGACTACGGGTACTGCAACTGGCACAAGGGAACCAGCGGAACCGCGGTCCTGATCGAGATGGTGGAACGACAGTCCGGCCCTCCATACGGGCGGTACGCCTGCGCCCCGTGCCGGGAGCAGCGTGGTCTCGTCCCCTACGCGGGGAAGCGTTGACGACCGCACCGCCGCGGGAAGGCCGGGCGCCGGCCTGCCGGATCGGTGAGCACGCCGAGTGTCCCGGGCCGCACGTGATTCGCCGCCCTGGGGCTCCCGCCTGGGAGCGGCCTGCCGAGATATGCCGATGCGGCTGCCCGTGCCACGTGCCGAAGCATCTCCACCGCCAGCCTGGCCCGCCTGCCCGCTGAACGCCTGCCTGTACCCGGAGGCCGGCGGCGGCCGGGTACGGGCAGGGTTACTCCCGAATGAGGTCGGCGGCCGGGACGCCGATCGCGTCAGCAATGCGTAGCAGGGTGTCGACGCGGGGGCTGGCCCGGCCGTGCTCGATGTCCTGGTAGGAGGAGCGGTCCAGGCCGGTGCGGTGGACGATGTCCTGCTGGCTGAGATTGGCGTGCCGCCGGGCGTCCCGTATCCGGGTGGCGATCCGCCGGCGTCTCTCCAGGAGCTCAGGGTCTGGCGGGTTGGTGCGCGGCACGGGTTCCACCGTGACCGGTCAAGATCCTTTTGCATGCAGGGTAGACCCGGCATTATTCGATCATGGATGCTGCCCCCACATTCTCGAACGAAGGAGTGCGGCATGCTCTTGTACTTGATCCGCCAACCGCTGGCGCGCCGCGCGGCAGCGGCTCCGGCAGGCAGCGCTCCCGTGGTGCACGAGTGGGTCGATCCCCGGTACGTGGACCTCGCGGCCGCGTGGAAGGCGGCACAGCCGCCTCCTGAAGTTGCGGGGTTCCTGCACCCTCTGCCGTAGTTACCAGAAGCCCCGACTGCCGACCGGCAGTCGGGGCTTCGTCGTGCATCTTGGCGCCCGTCGGGCCAGCAGCGGGCCAGCAGCGCTCACACAGAGGGTCCAGAACGGACAACGCCCCCAGCTCACATGCGCTCTGAGCTGGGGTCCAGTAGTAGGCCGTGTGGGACTCGAACCCACAACCAACGGATTAAAAGTCCGCGGGTCCCTCATGGGGCCCCGTTGGGTCCTGTTGGCGCCAGTCGGATGCGTGCGCTCCCGTGCTGGTCAGCGGGATCCTGCTTCCATTCGCGGCCGTCGCTCATTCGGTCTCGTGAGGTGCCGTTGGGTGCCGTTGGGTGGCGTTCGGGCCAGCACGGGGCCAGCAGAAAGGCCCCGCCACCTGCGGTGACGGAGCCCCGCTCGTTCCACGACCAGGGTACTACTCCGGCGTCTCCTGCGGCTGGTGCTCGGCCGCCTTCCTGGCTCGGGGCACCACGGCCGCCGCGCGCTCGGTCAGCTCGTCCTCGTAGTCCTCGAAAAGCTCCAGGTACGTGTCCGCAGTCAGCACGATCGTGCTGTGCCGAAGCTTCACCTTGGCGTCGTGCAGGTCGCCCCCGCCGGCCTTCACCAGAGCCGCCGCTCCGTGGCGCAGGTCCCGCAGGTTGATGGGCGGCAGGTCCGTCCTGGCGAGAATCTCGCGGAACGCATCACTGAACGCCTCCGGGTGCACCCATGAGCCGTCGTCCTGGGCAAAGACTTTCCCGGTGTCCGCCCAGTCCTTCCCCGCCTTGAGCCGCGCAGCCCTCAGCTCCTCCTGCCGGGACCGGTGCTCGCGGAGGACCTCGACCGTGCCGCCGTCGATCTTCACGGTGCCCGCTGATCCAGACGTCTTCGGGGCTGTTTCTACCGGCGTCCAGCCATCGACAACCAGTTCCGTCGCGACCGTCACTGTTCGTCGCTCCAGGCTGATGTTCTCCCAATCTTGTCCGGCTGCCTCCCCGCGGCGGAACCCGTGGTGTGCCACCAGGTGGAAGAATGCGTAGAGAGGGTGCTCCTCGGCTGCGTCCAAGAACGCGCCGAGCTGAACGGGGGTCCACACCATGACAGGGGACGGCTTACGGCCGGTCTCACGCCACCGGGCCACCCTCTCGTCCGTCCACAGCAGCCCCTTCGGCCGAGCCGCAGCCGCCAGCTCGACATGCTGGGCCGCGTTGAAGGTCGTCACCTGCTTCTTGATGGCGTAGTTCAGGGCAGCCCGCAGCGTGCGGCGAATGCTCTGCACCGTCGCGGGACCAGTGACCTTCCGGAACGGCGGCATCGCGGCAAGCTTCGCGCGCTCCTCCGCCAGGCGCTGCCGCTCAGCGGCCGGCGGACGCCCACCCCGTGCCCACTTCGCGCGCTGCGCCTGCTCCCGGCGTGCCGCGTTCTCCGCCCGGAGCACGTCATTGCGATCCGCGATCGCGTCGAAGAACGCCTGTGCCTGGCCGACGCCGAACCGGTCGACCCGGTAGTGGCCGACGCCGGGGTCCAGGTGCACGCGAACGTGGGAGCGGTAGCCGTTCGTCGTTGTGGCACGCGTCTTCTTCGAACCGAGCCAGGATTCGAACAACTGGCTCATCGTCATCTTGCCTTCGAGATCCACGCCGACGCCGAGACGCCGGCGGACCTCGGCCGCCTCTGGGATGTCCTTGCGGTCGCGCATGACGCCCTGCAGGAGGTCACCGACACGCCGCGCGGCGTCCTCGTCGTCCCCGGGGAGGTCGAGGATGCTGCGCAGTTTGTCGAGGTCCTCCTGCGCGTCTGCCACCTTCGCGTAGCCGGTGCGCCGGAATGGCCGACGCTTGCCGTCCGCATCGAGCGGGAGCTCCTGGCGGACGACATAGGACCCGTGGCCCTTCTTCGCCTGCTTCGGGCAAGCCGAACTGAGCAGGCGCCCATCGGCGCCACGGCACTCGCACCGCTTGCTGATGCTCCCCGCTCTGCGCGATGTGGCCATCCGCTACTCCTCCTGCTGCCCGAGGACGCCCGACGCGGCAAGCGCATCATGCATCTGGACAATCTCCTCAACGAGCTCAGGAGTTATTTTGCCCTCGCGTACAACCATCACAGCGCCGTGAGGCGTCTCAATAACGACTACGCCGCGCCCTGCGGGGAGATCGGCACTCGTGGCGTACCTCACAGTGGCCTGCTTCGTCGATGCGTTACTCATCGCCGCCCCCGCTCGCTCAGATGTTCGATTTAGGGAGCGTACGATTCCGCTTCGCGTGCGCTCCGTCACATGTCGACATCATGTCATTACGAAGCGTTGGTGCCTACACCCTTTCGAGGGTCATTACGGTAGGTAATGCTTTCGTCAAGACTCCCGATCAGCTTCCGTCCTGCCCCGGCGGGGCGAACGCGTCGATGAGCCGCAGGAGTTGCTCACGCTGATCCTGAGTGAGCCTCCCTGCGCGACGTACCAGCGCTGACGCCTCACCGCTCTCCGACCACACGCGTTCGATACCGAAGAACTGCGCGGACGCTGCATCCTGCAGCTGCCCCAATGGCAGATCCGTTGCAGCAGCAAGGGCTCGGAGCTGGGGCTTCCGTGGGGGGACGACCGATTCGCCAGTTTCCAACCTGTACACCCAGCCGGATTTCACCTGGGTGCCAGTGCGCGGGTCCACGCTGCGTTCCTGGAACTGGGCAAGTGAGAGGCCGAGCTCTGCACGCCTGTTGCGGATCAAGTCGGCAAACTCGGTCGTTTCGACCTCGGGCCCGTTTTCGATCATGACACTCATCCTGTCACTCCTGCGGGGGTGGCTTGTTCAGGGTGATCACTGCACGTGCGGCCCTATCTCACCATGTCTCAGGTTCAAGCCGTCACGCGACCTGAACGGATTGTTCAGGCATTGGCATGGATGCGCTAGGGGCGCATTCAGGTCACACGGAGGCGCGCCGCACTCCACTTTCAACTATCTGGACAGTTCGTTCAGATCGTGCAATGCTCGCTGCGTTCAGAAAAATGAACGAAGCAATCAGCGAGGTGAACATGAGCGACGCACCCATGTGCCGCATCTACGATCGCGATCTCCTGGGCCGCCTGATGAAGCGGACCGGCACCGGCGCTCGGCTCACGACACGCGACCTGGCCTCCCTGGCAGGACTCCCGCACGGCACCATCGGCGCGCTGCTTTCTGGTGACCAGCGGTTTCTCCCCCGCGAGAAAGCGCAGCGCATCTCCACGGCGATCGGCGTGGACCTGATGATCCTGTTCATACCGTGCGAGCGCGCCGGACGAGTCTTCATCGACGCCACCGCACCGCAGGCGGTGACGGTATGAGCGCCAAGACCGCCGCAGCGCTGACCGAGGCCGAGGTGCTCGCGCTCCCCGCCATGGCGACCGCCGCACAGGCATTCGCCGCGCTCGGCATCGGCCGTGACCTCGGATACCAGCTCATCCGGCAGGCCGAGTTCCCGCTGCCCGTCGTCCCCCTCGGCCGCGCAATCCGCGTCCGCCGGGTCGACATCCTCGCCTTCCTCGGCCTGGAAAACAGCGATGCCGCCAGGGGTGGAGCCCTGGCGGCATCGAGCGAACGCACCACAGATACAGCCGCGAAGCAGATCGGAAGCGCTCGATGAGAAGTCTACGAGAGGGCACTGACAGCCCGCAGGAGTACGCCGCAAAGCCGGTGGTGCGCCAGTGACTGAGCCCGTGACCGCCGCGACGGCCGGGGGGAGGAGGCGCCCCGGCCGTCCGGCCCAAGTCCAGCTTCTCGCTGCCAACTTGACCATCAAGGGCGCCACCGAGGGACGCCAGCCCAGCGCCCACTACGAGTGCTACCGCTGCGGCTTCAAGACCCCGACCGTCACCGGCCGCCAGGCAGTCATCGAGTTCACCGCCAAGGCCGCCGAGGGTGCCGCAGTGCACCGCGCTGTCTGCCCCGCCGCACCTCAGGAGACCACCCAGTGACAGATACGCAGACACCGGACCTGCGGGCTGCGGCCCGCGAGTACGACAACGCCGGGCTTTGCGTACTCCCCATCAAGGCCGACGGCAGCAAGATGCCCGCCGTTTCCTGGCTGCGGTACAAGGTCGTGCGCACCAGTCCGGAAGAGCACGACCAGTGGTTCACCGGCAGTAAGCCGCGCGGTATCGCCATGGTGTACGGCGCTGTATCGGGCAACGTCGAGCTGATCGAGTTCGAGGGCGTCGCCATCCGTGAAGGCGTGCTTCAGGAAGTCACGGAAGACATGGAGGCGAACGGCCTCGGCAAACCGTGGACCGCGATCCTCCAGGGCTGGGTGACCGAGTCGCCCTCCGGCGGCCGGCACTACCGCATCCGTGTCGAGGGCGGCGACGTCCCCGGTAATACCAAGCTGGCTTCACGCCTGGCCCGTGAGGACGAATACACCGACACCGACCGGCAGCGGCTCCGGGAGAAGCCGGACGCGCGCATCGTCCGTGTCCTCGTCGAGACGCGCGGTGAAGGTGGCTACGGCCTGGTCGAACCCTCGGGCGGAACCGTGCACGCCACGGGCAGGCCCTACCTCCGGGTGGCGGGCGGCCCCGACACCATCCCCGTCATCGACGCCGACACTATGGACGCCATCCGTGACGTCTGCCGCATGGCTGACAAGCTGCCCCGGCCCACCGTCGCGAAGACCGCACCCCGC